CTACTGATGCAACAACTCCTCAAGGCAATCTCGCCGCTTTCGGTGTAGGAGCATTTAACGGCCATGGATTTACAAAATCATTCACCGAACATTGCATTATTCTCGGCATGGTTTCTGTGCGTGCTGACCTTACCTATCAACAAGGGTTGGATAGGATGTTTTCGCGTTCTACTCGGTATGATTTCTACTGGCCTGCTCTTAGTCACATTGGTGAGCAAGCTGTCTTGAACAAAGAGATCTATGCTGACGGCTCAGCCAATGACGATGATGTGTTCGGTTATCAGGAACGCTATGCTGAGTATCGTTATAAGCCTTCAAAAATTACCGGCAAAATGCGCTCTAATGATGCTGCAACTCTTGACTCTTGGCATCTGGCGCAAGACTTTGCGACACTCCCTGCTCTCAATCAATCCTTTATCGAAGAAAATCCGCCAATCGATCGCGTTATAGTCGTTGAGACTGAACCTCAATTTCTTTTCGACTCTTATTTCTCGCTTAAGTGCGCTCGTCCGATGCCGGTTTACTCGGTGCCTGGACTAATCGATCATTTCTGATTGGAGCTATCATGGGACTTCTTAGTGGAATTAAATCTGTTGGTAAAGCTATCGGCGGAATTGCATCAAAAGCGTCTGATTTTGTATCTGGTGGCGTTGGCGACCTTCTAGGTGCCGGTCTTAGTTTTCTTGGTGGTGAACGTGCAAACTCGGCAAACTCTGCACAAGCGGCTCGATCAATGGAGTTTTCTAAAGAGTCATACCAGAACCGTTATCAATGGACAATGGACGATATGGAAAAAGCCGGCATGAATCCGATCTTCGCATATCAAAATGGCGTTGGCACTGGTTTACCCGGTGCCCAAGCTAATATGCAAAACACTGCTTCCTCTGCTGTCGATTCTCGTAATGCCACTGTATTAGCTAATTTATCTAAAAAAAGACTAAAATCTGAGATTTATCGCAATACTATGGCTGGGGATCTATCTAGTGCCGCAGACACTCTTAATCGTCAAGCGTGGAGACAAAACGAAAAATTGTTCCCACAAACACTTGCGCAACAAATTGCCGCAACTAATGCTCTCAAAGCTCAATCTGCTGTACAAGTTCGAGATTCTAAATTTCAACTCGATCATTCTGAGCTGATGAAATCAAAAGCCTATTCTGACATGGTAAAAAATATACTTGGTGCTGTGCCAGTTATTGGCAAAACTATCAAATAGGAGATTATAAATGAAATTCAAAAAGGCATACGATGCCCCAACACGGAAACCCTTCTCGACTACTGGTCCTTCTATGGCTCACCAGTCAGCCAAACGCGAATGCGATATCAACCATATCATGGCTAAATATCAAAAGACTGGCCTTGTCGATCATGTTGCAAAGCATCAGGGGGATTATTCCGACTTAACGGACGTCCCTACTTATCACGATGCAATGAACAAAATTATCTCTGCAAACGAATCGTTCTCAACTCTACCCTCTTCAGTACGTAAAAAATTCAATAACAATCCTGCGGAATTCCTCGACTTTGTGTCGAATCCTGAGAACGTTACAGAGATGCAAACAATGGGACTACTTCCTATTCCCGAACCTGATCCTACCCCTCCTTCCCCACCGGCTTCTGACCCTAAGCCGGCGGATCCTCCGCCTCCGGAGCCTGTAACATAATGACGCGGCCACGGCTGCCAAGCTCGACAGGCCGCTTTTGACTTTGCGATAGCGGCCGCAACCCGAAGGGTCGAGACCCCCCGCCCTGGGCGATAGCCCAAGGCGGGTGGCTCGATTCATTGCAGAGCGTAATCGCCCAAAGGATTCTTAAAATGAAACAATCAATGATTATCTATATCGTGACAACTCTAATTAATAACTTCGTCAAGTCTCTCGACATCAAAGACTTGCAAAAATTCCTCGATAATCTTATCGACTCCGTCGAAGATACAATTGCAACGAGTGAAAACAAGCTTGACGATTCACTCCTTCCCGGACTAAGATTAGTCCGTGAGCTATTCAATATTCCGGACTTTCCGGATAAATGACCAGTTCCTCTCTTGATGTAACTGGTCGCAGTGACACCTCACTGCAAAAAAACAAAGGAGCCTATCATGCGACGCAAAAAACTCTCTAAAAAGTACTCAAAAAAATCTTTCTCTAAAAACGCTGTACGTTCCGCAGCTCCGAACCGCTGGAACCCAATGCGCGGTGGCATCAGACTGTAATGGCCTGCTTCAATCCTTTACGGGGTTGGAGATCACGGACGGCAAACGAGTCCGGCAAACGTTCAATAGTATTCGACAAAAAACAAGGGTACGAAGACCTCGAGCTAGAAATACCTTGTGGTCAATGTATCGGTTGCCGATTAGAACGTTCCCGACAATGGGCTATCAGATGCGTACACGAAGCATCCCTTTACGATGATAACTGCTTCGTTACCCTGACATACGATAACGAACATTTACCAAAGGATTCCTCTCTCGACGTTTCGCACTTTCAAAAATTTATGAAACGTTTACGAAAGAAATTCGGAAGTAACATTCGATATTATCATTGTGGCGAATACGGAGAACAATGTGCTATCTGTGGTCACAACCGGAGCGATTGCGAAGCAACAAGCGATCATAAATTTATTAAATCACTTGGCCGGCCACACTTTCACGCTTGTATATTTAATTTCGATTTCTATGACAAAGTTCCTTATTCAACCAATAACGGCATTACTATCTATACTTCCGAAACGCTGTCGAGCCTGTGGCCTTATGGTTATTCTCTTACTGGTGATGTTACTTTTGAGTCTGCCGCATATACTGCTCGATATATCACCAAAAAAATATTTGGAGAAATGGCAGACGATTACTATCAAAACCGAAAACCAGAATACACAACAATGAGCAACGGCATAGGCAAAGACTGGCTCGCTCTATTCAAAGATGATCTAAAACATGATAAATGCATTATCAACGGAAAGGAGATCAATATCCCAAAATACTACGATTCAATATTAGGAGACCTCGATAAGCTCGACTTACTTAAACGAAAGGCAACGAGGAAGGCTAAAGCCTTGGCCCACGAAAAGGACACTTCTACCAGACGTTTACGAGACCGCGAAAAATGCCAAACGGCAAGATTCAAACAACTAAAACGCAATATGGAGACTTCTTGAAATGGTTAAAAAAATCTTCGCTATCTATGATGAAAAGTCAGAAGCATATCTTCAACCCTTCTTTCTGGACACTGTTGGTCAAGCTATGCGTGCTATTACTGATTGTCTACTCGATGATAATCATAATTTCGCTCGTCATACTGCTGACTACTCTTTATTTCTTATCGGATCATTTGACGATAGCGACGCTACAATTACCGTTAATAAAACTTGTCTCGGTAGTCTGCTTGAGATAAAACCTAAATCTAACGTTACTCAACTTCCCGATCTTAAAGTCGGCGGAACAAAGGAGGACTAAATGAAATCAGTTATGCAACATATGTTTAGCCAGGTACCCAGGGCTGATATTCCAAGGTCTAGTTTCAACCGGTCCTGTGGTCTAAAGACTACATTCGACTCCGGTTATCTTATTCCGATCTTCGTGGATGAAGCATTGCCCGGCGATACTTTTAATATGAACATGACCGGCTTCGCTAGAATGGCGACACCTCTTCATCCGTTCATGGATAACGTCCACATGGACACTTTCTTCTTCTCTGTTCCAGTACGCCTAATTTGGGATAACTTTCAAAAATTTAACGGCGAGCAAACCAACCCCGGGGACTCAACAGATTATGTTGTTCCAACTATGTCAGCGCCTGCAGCGACAGGATATGCAAACGAATCGTTATCGGACTATCTTGGCATTCCTACTTCTATCGCTGATCTTGAGCATTCTTCTTTATGGCACCGCGCGTATAACCTTATATTTAACGAATGGTTCCGCGATCAAAATCTCATCGACTCCGTTGTCGTCGATAAAGATGACGGCCCCGACAACCCTGCAGATTACACATTACTTCGTCGGGGAAAACGACACGACTACTTTACCTCTTGCTTGCCTTGGCCACAAAAAGGCGAATCTGTCGACCTCCCGTTAGGCGACAAGGCCACAGTTAAAAGCGACGCAACTTTCAGTGGCATCGCCGAAAACAACAACTTCATTACTGTCGGTTCTTCTGTTACCGGCTTATCTCGCCGCATGGCTACTGACGGATCAGCTGGCGGTAAACTATTCGGATCTGATCCCGGGCAAGTTGGTACTGTTCTATATGCTGATCTAACTGACGCGACTGCTGCAACTATCAACGAACTGCGTCAAGCTTTCCAGCTCCAAAAACTATTCGAACGCGATGCACGTGGTGGTACTCGTTATATCGAAATAGTAAAAAGCCATTTCGGCGTTTCGTCTTACGACCTTCGCCCGACACGCCCCGAATATCTAGGCGGCGGTACTTCTCGCATCAACATCAACCCAGTCGCACAAACTTCTTCTACGGATGCAACAACTCCTCAAGGCAATCTCGCCGCTTTCGGTGTAGGAGCATTTAACGGCCATGGATTTACAAAATCATTCACCGAACATTGCATTATTCT